GCCATTCCACTAGAATGTTCCGTTTCCGGATTTTAGCCCCTCTAAGTAGGGCTACCTTATTCGGATCGCGCTCTTCCCAATTGCCATAATAGGCTTTGAGAAGTCTGCTAAGACCACTCAAGTGCGAAGGTTGTAGGGGCGTTGACACGACCCACCCTCGTACTGTTGTGCAGCACATCTCAGTGCTCCACCCCCAGTGCGTGTCATCAAGGCACGTCTGGTAAGATGGATCCACTACATGTAGACAACCGAGTGAATATTTCGGTATACGGATTACTCCGGGATATCGACTATTCACAAGGTTGAATAGATGTTCGCCAGTTCTGCGGTAATTAAGCGCAAAACACGTACTGCTATATTCACATATAGCAGTGGCGAGAGGTCCGTCAAGGGATCGACGACTCAGGTCCTTTTTGATTTTGAAAGGAGTGACGTCGTAGCCTTTCCAGGCATCGACGCCGCAGCTTTCCCGAAAAGAACCTTCTACATACGACTTCTCGCGGTTGACTTTTAGGCCAACCTTTGAGAAGAGATCGCAGAGATATGCGAAAACTTGGGGACGAATAATTATGTCGTCACCATAGACGTATGTATTAGCCTTGGCATCAGCCATGCTGAGGCCGGAGTTTTGTCCGGCAACAACAGCAAGGGACCAGAAAAGCATGCTTTGTATGGGGAAGCATAAAGCTGACCCCATAGGTGCATACTTAAAGTTCACCTCATGTAGGGAACCATCTGGGAGCCTAGTCGATTCCGAACGCGTAGCTTGTAAATACTTGTGGGCCCAATCTGGGAACACAAGCCTAACAAGCTGCATCGTAACTCGATCGGAGGCATCTTGAAGATCAACAGTCGCGTAGGTTTGATCCTCGCTCGACGCGAGGGCTAACCATCCGTTGATTGTTTGATCGACAAAATTAATCCGATTATGGCTCAAGTACTCTAACTCTCTCATCAGATTGTTAGAGATGCCTTGTTGGACGAACATCAACTCCTTAGGCTCGCAACATATTGTGCGAGGTCCGCGGGAGTCCTTTGGGACAAAGAGCAACCGCGAGGTAGCTCTCTGCTCGGTGGAACGTTTTGTTAAACGTATGATTTCGCCAGCCATAGCTGCTGAGATTCGACCATCTGAGCGAAATCCTAAATACAGATCGTATCTAGGATAAACGCGGTGGAGGCTAGGAATAAGATTAAAGGTTTCCCATTTTTCTTCTCCTACTTCTCCACCCGCCACCGCCCCGGGACCATGACCAGGAATTATCTTGGTAAATAACTCAGGGCCACGGCGCAGGAGGTCCGAGATTAAATCTCGAACGACATGCAGATCGCGATCGTAATAATCGGGAAACTCAAAATATTCGAGTTCCTCTTCATCACGTTTCCATTTCACCAAAGCAGCAGAAAGCTGTTCGGCAGTAAATGGAACTTCTAACTTGTAGTACAAGTAGAAGAGCGATCGATACGCACGGATTATCTCCGCGCGCTCCGAGACGGAACCGGCTGCGTAATGAATTGTCCATGCAAGCATGCGACAAAACGTTGGACAAGTAAAACCGCCACAATCCATTATTGGGTTGCCACCCAAACTTGAAGTATGACGATGCTCGTACCAAGGTTTGAACCCTGGTGGGATATCCCCAACGTGGTCTGAGAGGACTGAATCGTACCACTTCCCCAAACGGGGAAGTGTAACGGTCAGAAATCCGAGACCTTCATGACGCACTCGCGAAACAATGTACTCCCAATCCCGTTCGATTTCTCGAGCGGGGCGGAAGGGCATAGCTCCGCGGAGAGCCTCACGGCTCTCAACCAATGCGGCGATGTCATCGAGTAGATTTCGGATAACACCGAGAAGTATCTCGATGCGGCTATTCTTGGATTCCAATTGTTTCATGGTATTTCCGTCCGCATGGCAGATCCGTATGGGATTATTATCCCACCGCGACGAGGGTGCTAAGCCTCGTTGCGGATCAACTTATCCAAGTTGCCACTCGTGTAAAAATTACGCAAGAAGGCAGCAAGGTCGTATAAGTTGGCCGTGGAAAACGAACTCGTAGGATCGAGAGTAAGCGTCGTATTCAACGTCGCTAGCTCAGTCTTTCCGAGTGTCGAGTTCCACTTCGCATGTTGGATTTGAAAGAGGTGACGCCTTGCAGGCGGACCTCCTTTAATCAAACTAGCGCCTGCATTAGAATGCAGGATGGCGAGCTTACGCTGATCAGTACCGGTAGCATCATTCTCAATCCAGTAGGAACCGTCTTTCGACATTCCGGTCTGGGTAAAAGTCTGGTTAGCTGCCAACTGGTCAGCGAGTACGATAGGATCTGTAAATGCCATGTTGTTTCCTTCACTCGACCCTATGGGCCGAGAGCCACTCATTGGAGGCAAGTGGTCATCCTGACTTCTTTGTCTACCGTCGTCGTGGGAGTCTTCCCACTACGATGGAACCAATTATCGAGCCTTGGTACCAATTACTTGGTACACGGGAAAGGTCGCTTTCTTCCGGAAACGGAAGTCCGCGACGGCGAACGTACAGAGTGTAATCTATACGGCCTTTAGAATGATGGGTAACGTCATAAGTTGTGTTATGTACACGTCCTAAGGCGATACCCTCAAACTTAAAGCTGTGACCATAATCTAAGACCGTGACCCCTTCGTCGAAGGGATTACCATCGTAAATCGTCTGCCATAGACGAGCACGATAACTTAGAAAGTAGTCGATCAGCCATGAAAAGGGAATTCCTTCCCAAATCACACCAATAGGGTTAGTTAACCCTTGGTAGGCTGCCCATAGAGCACCCATGCCAGTCGCACCATTCAGGAGATGATCCGGAATGTCCAAGAATATCTTGGAGCGAGCAGTGAATTTGAGTTGACACTCAAACCACTTGATCTGCATGTGATAGGCACCGTTAGGAGGGACACCAGGAGGTTCACAACGAGTGGTCGAAACCAATCGATCACCTGTTAGCCAGGCGTCGGGATCGAACGACAACATGTCGCTACAATCTCGAGTGTACGTCAGGTATACAACCTTGTGGTTGTGGTTCTTCATCCACTCAAGCTTTTTATGAGCTTGAGAAAAGGAACAAAGAAGACCCCTAAGATCAGAAAGGAATGGTTTGATCGCAAAGTTCCATGCTAGCCAATAGGCTGCTGTCTCCTTGTGACCTTGCTTAAGAAAGCGTTGATACGCCTTCCGAAAAGCATCAATCATTCGTTCGTAAAGATTTGCAAATCTCTTTACTATTCTGATGTTACCGGTGATCATCTCAATCAATTCCCGAAGGAAGTTGAGAAGGTCAACGTTTAGGCCAACCATCCTCGACAGTTTTTGCTCAGCTTGTAGAGCAAGCTCATCAAGCTGAAAATCTGTAAGGAACGGATACGTCGCTCTCGTGAGAGGACGGAAGGACGGAAACGTGGTACCGAAGTCCACGTAAGTCGAATCCGCATCCACGAGTGGAGGTACAGGTCCATCACTGGACTTGAACTTTTCCTGGATACACGGGTTATACCAGTTTTGGATATAACCATGTGTATCCCACATCTCGTTGGTCTCGGTTGAGACCTCAAAGACTGTGTCAGGACTAGGGTAAATCCCGGAATCGGTCGGATCAATGACCCAATCGATCAATCGCGACTCCATCATTGGAGCCCCGCGATGTCTATGACCGGCATTTCTGCCAGTGGAAAAAGTAGTTTTGCGTTTGCGAAACTTCTTCTTCTTTTTCACGTCAGGATTGTCACAAAGTCCCATGAGGCTTTCCC